AAGAATTAGTAGAGCAAATAGAATAGATAACAATAATAAAGATAAGATAGCAAAAATATTTTTATGGACGAAAGATAAAATGAAACTAAATAATATTATCAATAATATATCAACTGTTATAACAGTTAAATATGGGCAACAAATTGAAAATAATAGTATAATAAAACAAATTAATAATACTATAAATATTAACGATATTAATGTGTATTATAAATCTACTACATATATTGACAATATACATATAAATTTTATTGATGATAATTATATAAATTTTATTAATATTTTTTATACATTTTATAATGAAGGTAAAAATGAATATAGTTTTACAATTAATTTAGAATTAATTAGTACATGGTTAAATGTTAGAAAAGACCATATAAAACGGTTGTTAGAAAGTAATTTCTCTGAAAACCAAGATTATATAATAAATAAAGTTTCTGGATTAAAAGGAACAGGAAAAAATAATATGAAAATCGTATTATTAACTTATACATGTGCTAAATTATTGTGTATGATTTCTAAAAGTGAGAAAGCATCTATTATTAGAAATTATTATATTGAATTAGAAAAATTATTTCTCGGAAACATGAAAAAATAATATGAAAATCGTATTATTAACTTATACATGTGCTAAATTATTGTGTATGATTTCTAAAAGTGAAAAAGCATCAATTATTAGAAATTATTATATTGAATTAGAAAAATTATTTCTCGGAAACAGGAAAAAATAATATGAAAATCGTATTATTAACTTATACATGTGCTAAATTATTATGCATGATTTCTAAAAGTGAAAAAGCATCAATTATTAGAAATTATTATATTGAATTAGAAAAATTATTAATCACGTATAAAGATAATGGCGAAAAAGAAAGTAAAATTTTATTTTCTTCTTCGCTATTAGAGGTGATGAAAGTATGACTTTCTCCACCTCCAATATAGTTAATGACTTAAATAATCAATTAGGAATAAAAACTGATAATAAAAATATAATAGAAAATAACAATCAATCTGGATTAATTTATATATTACAAAGTTATGACAATGTATATAAAATAGGAAAGTCGAAAGATATAAAAAAACGGATGAAACAATATAACGTCGGTCGTGTAAGCGATTTACCTATTGCTTTTGTATATAAAACTGATAATATAGACAAGGTAGAAAAATGTGTTAAAGAAAATTTAAAAGATTATAGATTAAAAAAACATAAAAATAATGAATTATTTAAGATAGATAAAGATTTTATTAAAGATACAATAATATATTGCAATAAAAGAAAAAGTATAAAATTAAAACAGAATCTTAAACTATTTAATAAAAAAGAAAATAATAATTGGTTAATAATTTTTGACAAAGATAATATTTATAATTTAGATGATTTATATAAAAAAAAGATTAGTAAAAAGACTAATAAAAAAACTAGTAAAAAGACTAGTAAGAAAACTAGTAAGAAAACTAGTAAGAAGACTAGTAAGAAGACTAGTAAGAAGAATACCAAATCTTGAATATAATTTTATTTATAAAAATTGAAATAATTATATTATTAACTTTATCTAAAATATGTAATCACACTACTATTACAATGGAATATCCTGTTATTGTTAATCCAATCATAGAAGAAGAAAAACGTATTTTACAAACAGAACTTGATAAACTCTGTGTAATAAATTCAAAAGAATCAACACAATTATATATTATTCTAATGTTAAACCTTCGTAATATAATGAAATATCGTTGGTTATTCTTTCCTTATATATTCATTGAATTTTGGTATAATAATCCACAATTTGCTAAATATATATTAAAATTTATTATTAAATCAGATATTTTAGGTTCTTGGGTTGACCTTGGTAATATATTAATGATTTCATGTCGTTTATTTTACGACACAGATAAACACGATGTATTTAAAAATATATATCCAAATATTTTTAAAACAATTAGTCGAATAATGGGAATTCAGATATTAACAGATTGGTATGCATTAATTAAATATAAAAGTGATCCAAACTCAAAACCATCGCTTTGTGTTAGCGGTTGTATCATGGGTATGATTTTTGAAAGTAATAATACTTTATCATACTATAAAGTACATTCAAGAAAAGAAAAAGGATATCATGTATTGAATGGAAAAACATTCATGCAATATTTCATTGAAAATAATAAAGATCTTATTCGTTTTATGGTTTCAATGTGTAAAAATAATGATGTAATGAAATTAATTTTTCAAGAAACTATTCCATTTTCTAAATGGAAACAGTTTAATAGATGGAATTCTACATCATGGGATAATATAGTAGCAAATTTAAAAAAACATCCAAATAGATTTAATAATAATAATATGGCGTTAAAAGCGATTCTTAGTCTTATAAATAAAGAATTTAGTCAACATTCACCAAGCGGAATTTTAAAAGATGTACCACATGAAAGATTTAATACAATTGAAGAGTTTATTCCAACTATTCATTTTTATCAAGAATGGAAAAATAATAAAACTGATAATATATTAATGAGTATGAATAACGACATTATGTTAAATATTCTTATTGGTTCTTCAAATACAGATTTAATGAATTATATTGGTAAATTTAAAAAAATTTAAAAAATACAATGGATGTAAGAAAGTCCTACTTTCTTCTGCACCAATAGTTATTTATTTTTATTAATTACAAACGAACAGAAATGAAAGAAGCGTTTATAAAGAAATAAATATGTTGTTATGTTTGTTGATGTAAAAGTTCGATCTATAACATGAAACATTAGTTAATTTAAAAAAATTAAAAATTGAAATAATTATTTTATTACATACATACTATACATGTATCTGTTTACGAGTGTTTATAATGAATATTCTTAATCCACCACTATCTGATACAATGACTGCTAAAGAATTTAGAATAAACATTCTTGGAATAGACACATCTAATACAATTACCGCTAAAGAGTTTATACAAAAACTTGATAAAGTTCTTGTTTATTCTAACCAATCTAATTCTAACCAATCTAATTCTAACCAATCTAATTCTAACCAATCTAATTCTAAACAATCTAATTCTAAACAATCTAATTCTAAACAAAATCAAGATGCAATGTATATATATATTGTTCTAATGTTAAATCTTAGTAGTATTGATCTTTATACTGGATTTTTTTCTCAAGTATTCATTAAATTTTGGTATAATTACCCTAATTTGGCCAAATATTTAATTCAGTTTATTATTGAATCTAACGCGAAAAGATGTTGGAAATATCTTGCTAATATAATATACACAGCATCTAACACATATTGTTATAATAAAACTAATTATAATATTATATTTCAAACCATCAATCGCGGAATATGTCTTCAACTAAAAAAAGATTGGAGTGCTTTTATTAAATATAAAAGTAATCCAGATTCAAAATCACAACTTTCTATAAGCATGTGTACAATGTACTTTATTACTGAAATTGATACTAATAATTTAGAGTTTTTTAAATACTATGATGACATTTATAAAAATACATCTCCTTATTTGCTTTGTAATAATAAATCATTTGCACAATGTCTTGTTGAAAATAATAAGGATTTGATTCGTGACATGGCTTACGACATGGTTAAAATGTGCAAAAATAATGAAATATTAAAATCAATTCTTCAAAGTAACTATCCATTTATAAAATGGAATCATTTTAAAAAATGGAATTCTACATCATGGGATAATATTATATTAAATCTAGAAAAACATCCATCTAGATTTAATAATATCAATATGATATTAAAAGTAGTACTAGGACTTTTGTACATGGAAATTAAAACAAGTTCAAACTCTGATGAATCAAAAAATATTGTTCATAATAGATTTAATACAATTGAAGAATGTTATTCGCTTATTAATTTCTATCAAGAATGGAAAAATAATAGTTCTGATAATAATATATTAATAAATATGTCTAGTGATACTATTTTGCAAATTATATGCGGAAATTTAAATAAACCTTTAATGAAATTAGTTTGTGAACATTTTTAATTTACTTTCTTGGTGACATTATTTTGTTTGTAATTATATCTACACCATATTTATAATTAATTATTTTTTTTTGATGATACACGTCTAGCTCCATCAGTGGCTAATTTATCAGCCATCATATTACCATACCATAAATTCCATTCTTTGCTATCTTTATCAGTTGGTTCAGTAGTATGAGCATCAACATGTCTGTAAATTAGACCAAAATTTAGTGAATAGTGATATAATTTTTTAATTATATCTAAATTAGATATTTTACCACCTGGTTTTTTCCAACCATTTTTCTCCCAACCACTTGCCCAATTTGCTATAGTATTAACGACATACATTGAATCTGTATAAATAACAACTTGTTTTCCCATTACTTTTTCGGTTGCCATTATTCGTTCAATAGCACAAACACATGCCATTAATTCACAAACATTATTTGTTACTTTTTGTTTTTCTGTTTCATTTATACCAAAAGATATATTTCTTGAATCATTATCACCGAAAAATACACCTATACCACCATAACGATTACCTGATTTATTTTGATTATTTGGTGTAGCACCATCTGTAAATACAAGAATTTCTTTCATTAATATATATATATATTTAGATAAAATAATAATTAATCAACTTTTTTACATAATAAGTTTAATTTGTAAATTCACAATCATCTGATTCTAAATCATGTCCTTCGATATGGTTTTTTGCATAACATATAACATCATTATGTCCATATCTACCGCATCGGCAACAAATTCCAGATTGATGTGATGTAATAGTTAATTTAGAAACAACTTTATTTAAAACCATTGTCCAAAATTTATCTTTAGTATTTAATGGACAATTATCTAACCAATGATCTGAACCACATATACATTTTTTATTATCATTTTTTTTAATTTTTTTAATATTTTTAACATCTATATCAAGAAAATAAATATTTTTTGAACCATATTTATTACAATATTTAGCTATTACTGTCTCTAATAAAGATAAATTTGATAATTCAAATATACATTCAATGTCATAAGGTTTATATTCTTTGGTAATCTCACAAAATGTTCCATCTAAATGTTCATTATATTCAATTTGAACATTATATGTTTTCCAAATAAAATATTTTTCCTTTTGACATTTTAAAACATATATAAATTCCATATTTATAAATTATAATAGTATATATTTTTATATATAATTTATAAAATTTTTTATAATTATTTATAATTATTTTATTAACTCAATTAGATAATGGATATTCATATTACTAGTTTAATTGTAGTTGTAGTTATTATATTTATTATAGCATTGACATGTTTATGTAAAAAGTAAAAAGTAAAAAGTAAAAAGTAAAAAGTAAAAAGTAAAAAGTAAAAAGTAAAAAGTAAAAAGTAAAAAGTAAAAAGTAAAAAGTAAAAAGTAAAAAGTAAAAAGTAAAAAGTAAAAAGTAAAAAGTAAAAAGTAAAAAGTAAAAAGTAAAAAAATGATTATAATATTGTTTCGTGTAAATGAAATAATAATATTGTTGTATATACAAGTTGGAAATTTTTAATAAAGTTTGTACCCATTAAAATAAAACCATAAAAAGACATAATAAAGATATATATTAATGGCAGAAATAGATGAAGCATTTCATAAATTAAGTAACCAAAATAAAACTTTTGGTAATATTGAATATTTTTTTACTCAAAGAAAAGTAATTGAAGAACAAGAATATCTTGATAAAAATTTAAATAGAAAAAATAAACAAGTTACTGTTATTTATAATTTCCTAGCAATTAATATACCTAATATATTGGTTGATGAAATAACTACTGGGTTTGATATTGAAATTTTTGGAGATAATGGTTATCACTACAAAGCATTTTTATCTAGTTATCAAGGCACAATTCCGCATTTTTTAGTCCCATTAAAAGGAGATAAAAAAATGTTTATTAATATTTTACCAAAAATAGATTGTAAAGAAAAAGAAGGATTTAAATATGATACCGAAAATATACCATTTAATAAAAATTATATTGCTTTCATAGATATTTCCAAACGATATCAATCTGTAGACCAAGGAGTATCTAATCAAATACTTTTAGATGAGATTGATGAAGTAGAACATATATCTGATTAATTTGCTTTTTCAATTAATTTATCGAGTTTATTATATAACTCTATAAATTCATTAGTAACATCTTTTAACACCTCTATAAATTTCCCTGATTTTAATTTATATTCAATAATTACTCGTTTTTCTAACGGATGCGGTAAATGATAACAAGCAAAGGAAACATTTTTATGATTTTGTAAACCACGACTAAGCAAATTACCAATAGTATGATCTTCATTTTTAATTTCAATTCGTCCTTCTACTTTGGATTCATCAATTGTATTTAAACTATTAGTAATTTGTTGTAAAATATTTTTAAGTTTATTATTTAAATTTAGAATTGCACGATGTAAAATATCTTTTTCAGTCATTTGTCCTCTTGATTCAATAAAAAATCTAAAATAGTCTTCTTTTTTTTCCTCATATACACAGATAGAAACTGGTGAAAAATGTGCATTATCTTTTTCAGTACCAATAGATGTAACTGTAGTAAAATTAATATGTTGGTCTTTTTGTAATTTAACAAGTTGGATTGGTGTTGGATAAGGATTAGGTATTTGTTTTTGTGCAAAATAAAATTTAGCATGTTCTGTTGTGACTGAAAATACATCATTTATTTTATTTGCATAATCTACATACATAGTTAATTGATCTAATGAAGTTGAATCTATTTTTTTGTCAAATGACATGTCAACATCATCATCTACATCATCGTCTTCTTCAATTTCTTTATTTTTAATAATTTTTAATTTTTCAAAAATTTCAATTTTATTATCAATACCCCAAACTGGTAAATTTTTTATTTGATTTTTAATAAAGTTATTATGGAATACGCTATTATTTTTATTAAATATAAATTCAGTAAATGCATAAATAGGAATTTCTGATAAAACTGTTCTACGTAGTGTATTAACAATTACATGGTTGACATCTTTTCCAGTTATATCAAATTCTAGACGTGAGAATCCTTTAGTATTATCTTGTGATACATTTTTGATTGATAGCATTAATAATAATAAGTTATTATTTTTTAAATCTTTTAATCAATTTTTTTATTTAATTAAAAAAATTGATTAAAAATTAATTACATACGTAATAAAATACATAAGAATAATGTCATATGGAAACAAGAAAGACTATGAAAAACTACTAAACATTATAGACCAACGCAATCATTGTATTATGTCTCAACAAATGAAACAATTTAAAAAAATAAAAAAAGAATTAGATATTCGTGTGCTTTTTGCAATAATCCATCTACAAAAAGGATACGATTTGTATAATATGCCTGCAAAATTCTATGTTATAGGAAAAAAATTATGGAATGAATTCATAAATGAAAATAATACATTAAGTCCTGAACAAAAAAAAGAATATATCATTACAAACTCATTCTACTAGATACTTTATTTTTTAATTATTACCTCTTATCCTCATTAAAGCTTGTATTTGTTTATCTTGAATATTTCTTAATCCAATTAATTGATTTACACGAGCATCTTGAGGTTTTGGTGTTTCAATTGTTTTATTTTCCAAATTATTTTCAACTTGTTTTTGTTGATTACATTGTGATAATTGACTAAAATTAAATACATGATCAAAATTATTTTTATCTTCTTTATCTATATATTTTTTTTCAATATCTTTATCTACATAAATAAAACCTGATCCCGATCTTGATGATACTGCTTTTGAATCTTCGTCAATATTAGGCACTGCTATACCATTTTTAGTAAATTCAATATTATTTGTAGGATGATTAAAATATTTTTGATTTATTACATATTCAAATGCTTTTTTTCCTTCTAATGGTGCTTCAATTATTGTATCTATAATTGTTGGAACAATAGTAATATTTTTTGGAATTTTTGCTGTTTTATCATCAATACATATCATTTTAAAATATTGAATCAAGTTATTTTTAGTAATATATTCTAATAATTTTAAACAAAAATTACAACTTTTAGAGTAAAATAATATTCTCATTATATATTTTAATTATATAATTTATTTTTAAACCAAATGAATTTTCATTCTGAATTTATAATTTCTTGACAATAATCATCATATGATTTAGGACATGTATAAACTTGTTTAGTATTTTTATTCATAATCCATAATTCAGAATCTAATGAATTTATTAGTTCTGGTTCATGAGTAATTAATAGAATACCTCCGTTAAATTCTTTTAAACCTTCTATTAACGCATCAACAGATTCAATATCGAAATGATTCGTAGGTTCATCTAAAAGTAAAATATGAGGTTGTTGAAAAATTAATTTATGTTAATAATAAAAATATTTTTAATCATCTTCTTTTTTAAAGTATTTTTTATATTTTGGATCATTTATAAATTCGGACCATTTATCATATATTTCTATATTTTTCATTATATGATCTTTATTTTTATAATTTTGATTTTGTTTAGTTATCCAACTTGCTAACTTGTCTATCTCATTATTTTTATTTTCTTTTGTTCTATATGGTATGTTTTTATTTATTTCTATAAATTTTTTTAAGTTTTCTAATTTATTTGTCCATTTTTTATCATTTGATAAAAAATATTTTTTATATTTATTATTATTAATAAATTCTGTCCATTTATCATATAATTCTTGATGACTCATTAAATCTTGGTTCTTATTATAGTTTCTTTGTTGTTTAGCTATCCAACCACCTAATTTTTTTATATTTTCATCTTTATCGTAAAGTGTAGGCTTTTTTTTAGAAATATCTAAAAATTGTTTAACATTATTAAAATTTTGTTCCCATTTTTCTTTATAACTTAAAAAGAATCTTGAATATTTATTATTATTTATAAATTCTGTCCATTTGTCGTATATTTCTTGTTTCTTCATAATGTCATATTTATTATTATAATTTTCTTTTTGATGAGATTGCCATTTATATAATACTTTATCATTTTTATACGATGGTAAACAATTATTCTTATCAATAAATTGTTTTAATAATTCTAATATATTATACCAAGTATTTTCATTAGTTACAAAATATTTTTTATATTTAATGTCATTTATAAAATTTGTCCATATATTATATCTTTTTTGCTGTGACATTTTTTTCTTTTTATTTTGATAAGAATCTAATTGGCGACATATCCATGTTCCCATTTGTTTAATATTCTCATCTTTATCTTCACTAGATGGTCTTTTATTATAAGTATCAATATATTGTTTTATTGTATTTAATTTATAAATCCATAAATCTTTATTATTAATAAAATATTTTTTATATTTTATGTCATTTATAACCATTCTCCATATATCATATCTTTCTTGATTTTTCATTCCAAATATTTTATATTTATAATGGTTAATTTGATTAATTACCCATAATCCTAATTGTTTAATATTTATATCTTTATTTTCTGATGATGGGCGTTTTCCATTTTCATCTATATATTGTTTTACATCTTCTAATCGTTTAATCCATATTTCTTCACCATTTAATAATTTACACATATTATCAAATATCATATTATATCTAAATTCAAATTCTGTATTTTCTTCTTCATCTTTTATAGTATTCTCAAAAGAAATATAACCACCTATTTTTTTATTTTCATATGATTGCTTAATTCTCTTATCATTATTAGCCATAACTTTAAGAAAATTATTTATATTACTTTCATCTTCTTTACATGAATAAGGTAAAATGATATGTGCAATAGTTTTTAATGGATGTAATCGTAATGCTCTTCCAATAATTTGAATTAAAGTTGTTTTACTACATGGTAGATGCATAAAACATATTCCTTTAGTAATAGGTGCATCAAATCCTTCTACTAAAATTCTAACATTAACTAAAAATGGTATATTGCCTTCTTTATATTTTTTAATAATACTATTTCTTTTAGTTTTTGTTGTATTACAATCAATATATTCTGAACAACCTTTTTGTAATGTATTCATAAGAGTATTAATTGATTTACCTTCTTTTTGTAAATTACAATATATAATAATATTTCTATAATTTTTAATCATGTGTTCACATATATTTTTATTAGTTATATCATCCCTAAAAATAGGAATATGAATATTATAATCACATAAATATTTTTGTTCAATCATATCACGTATATTTTTCTTGTAATATGTAAAGTCTTTTATATCGTCTATAGTAGCAGAAAGATAAACATTATTATTATATTGACTTAGTGATTTGATTATATTGTGATACCCTGTTGTTTCTTTAATCTCATCTTCTGCATCATCTATTAATTTTTTTTCTGTGTTGTCTTCTATATCATTATCTAATAATTCTTCATTATTAGTATCTTCGATAATTTCTTCGTCATTTTCATAAATAATTGGTTTATCAATATGATGGGCTTCATCAATATAAATTTTAGTAAATGATTCAAAATATGGTTCTATTAATGATACACTATTATAAACACAAATACACATATTTTTACTTTCATTATAATCATAATTAGTATCACCTATACATTGAATATTGTTTTTTTGCTCAGGTTTATGTCGTATTATTTCATCATGTAATTGTTCCATTAAAATAATACGAGGAACAAGAAATAGATATTTTTTATTTTTTTTCATTGAATAAATTATAACAACATTTTTACCACAACCAGTAGGTAATGATATAATTGTATTTTGGTTACTAGTTTTTATTAAATTTATTGCTTCTATTTGATAATCTCTTAATATGAATTCTTGATTTTTTTGTTTAGGATATTTTGGCGGATCAGCTAAAAGATTTTCACAATAATCTAAAATATCTTTACGCGGAAAAGCTATATCAGTAAATAGTTTTGATTTTTCTAATAAATTCTTAGATAATTTACATTCTTCATTTCTAGTAATAATTAAGTTATTCCATCTAACAATAATTTTATTTAATTCTTCTGAATAAATATTTTGGCTACCAAAGAAAGTTCCACATTCTTTCCAATCTAAAGTATCTTTTCTTAATTTACATTGAACAATAGTATCAATCAAGTCACAACAATCAATACCTGTATCATATTTTGTCATATTATTTATTTCCTTAAAAGTTGGTTCAATATCACTATATTCATAAAATTGTTTTTTATATTGTTTATATAAATAGATACAAGAATACCATTCAAAAATTTTAGATAAATCATAATTATCTAATATTTTTTCTGAGTTTTTCAACTCAATATATTTTTCATAAATATAAATTTTATAAAGTTTGTTAACTTTAATCATAATCTTTTATATATAATATTCACTATTTATATTATAATTAATCAATTTTTTGTAAAATTATTTAAAAAAAATTAACCTAATAATAGTATTAGTAAATAAATAATTATAAATATTATTGTGAAAAGTGTAATTATGACACAGATATAAAGTATTTGTTAATTCAACATAATAAGACAGAACTACATAAAACTGGAGAACATGGGAAGAAATCCATAAAAGATAAAAAAATATTTAGTTGTAATAAATGTAATTTTTCTTCAACTAATAAAAATAATTATTTATAACCCATAAATTAAATAATCATTCTACAAAAGAACACTCTTATATTATTTATTATTTCATTATTATTATTAATAATTTTAATTATACTATTGTAAGAATTTTTATTTTAAAATGTTTTATTTGATTATCATGATTTTAATTTTAAAAAGTTATCTAAATTTATTCCAGAAAGAAAATAAATATCAAAAATTAATATTGTTCTTAAATACTTAAAATAAAACAGGTTAATTGAATTCATAGTATAAGAAATAAAGTAAAACTACCAACAAAATATATACTTTTGTATTATTATTATTTATTTTTAATTTATAATAATATCATAATAAATAGTTTAAAATTAGATTGTTTAAAATTAGATTATATTACTGGAGGTGGAGAAAGTGCATCTATTAGATATTTCAGTATATATTTTTCTAAAAAAATTGTATTTAATTTTTAAAAGATGATTGTTAATATTATTTAATGGATATATT